TAGATTAGGAATGTCCTCATTCGGATAAGATTTTTTAGATATACCATACTTAGTCTCTCCCCCGCGATCATCTGGGTCATTAACATAGCCACCCTCAGAGATGGCTATCTCATCCATAATAGCCTCACGTCTCCTGGTTTTTTCTGCTTCCCTATCTTTGTCCTCTTGCATATAATCACTCCACCTCTGAATCGAACTATCCACCCAATCAGAATGATTCTTAATGTGGCCCATTAGAGCATCTGCATTATCAGCCCTGACTGCTGCTGGATTATTTCCCTCCTGCCACATACGGACCGCATCTTGCTCAGATAGTTCAACCCCATCTTTCTCCATAGGGATGATGTAGTATTTATCGTCCAATGTCTATCTCCGTTCCTTTCATCATGGCAGCAGCAGGCTTACCAATGATCGGGACATTACGCATAATCTTCTCTGGCTTAATCGTGGCTTCCCATTCACTAGGTCCACCCTCAAAGTCAGCACTCCAGCTAGACCAAAACACATCATCAATAAATCGAAGGGGCGGAATGAGAACAGATTGTGCTACAGCGTTAGCTGGGCCTTGCTTTTGCACCTGTCGAGCTAGATGCTCAGACAATCCAAATGTCTTGAAGAAGGATGCTAAGAACCATACAGGATTCTCTTCAAAGACCTCAGAGAGTGAGTCATAATCTTCATCACTTAATCCAGCTATAATAGCCGCTTTAGCCTCATCAATGCCCATATTAGCACCACCAACATATGCTAAATACCTTGCAGCATTCTTAGTAGCTTCAGCTTTATTACCATTCTTAGCAGCTCTATAAACATCCTTTCTCATAATGTCAAACTGCTTCAACAGGAATGTCTTCATCATGTAGAGAACACGCCCATTAGGCATACGAAGATATTTAGCTGGTACTTCAGAAAGTGAGATGGGCTGCATATCAGACAGCTCATTCCAAACATACAGCCTCATATTCTCTGTTACATTCTTGGGATCTCCATCAAACTTCTTGAGATCATCCATAAGAGTAAAGAAGTCTTTGCCCCACTCATTCCTATATCTCTGCTCAATTTTCTTAAACTCCTTACTTGCAGGATTCTGAGCAGCCTTCATAGCTTTACGAAGTGAGGAGTTAATGAGAGTGGCTTTTCCAAGTCTATCAACTGCATTAAACCCTGACCACTTAAGAGCGAAATCAGCAATTCTATTATGAGAACTAGCATCAACAACTTCTTGCAAAAGGTTATTTGCCAATCCAAGCTCTTTAGTTGTAACAGAAGATTTACCCATTACAGCTTCCCCAACACCAATCAAAGCGTCATTAAAGCTATTCCTATACATAGCTGCTGCAATGTCGCTGACCTGTGTCAGTGCCGATAATGGGTTACCCAGGATAGCAGCATACCCAAGTGATTTATACCTCTGCATCCATACATTAGCAGACTGTTCGCCTACACTAAACCTATCACGAAGGATAGTTTTCAGTTCTAGCATCTGTGTACGATTGAGGTTAGATAGTTCACCCTTCATCTGATCCAAATAAGACTCAACCATATTGTCAACATCAGGTGTACGGGTTACCTCAAGAGTATCGTCAATAAGTTTCTTGGAGTTTATAGCTTTCTTCTGTTGGACCTTAGCTGCCTTAATGAGGTCTTTACCAAAGAATTTAGCTTTTTCTAAATCCCAAGTAGCATTTCTAATAAAGGCATTGATAGACTCTACTGGATCTGCATAGAATTGTAGCATCTCATCATTGACTTCCTTAATCTTTCTTCCATGTGCGTATATAATATCCTTAATCCCCTTTCCATCCGGGGACTCAATATACTTCGCAATGAAATCAGCCTCTTCATAGGCAGACATCTTCCTTCCATGTTTCTTAACCAATGCCCTATTCTCAGCTTTGATTGCATTCATCAGGTCTGATGCATCAGCCTTAGCCACACCAAGATGCTCCATCAGCTTTCTTGGGTCTTTAAGCTTACGATGCCAATAATCGCCAACTTCCCCCTTCTCAATTATATTGGCATCAACTAGCTCCTTCTCTAGCTTTTTAAATACTTCAGAAGCTCTTTGGAATGCTTCAACAGAGCCGGGTTGTCCGTGCCTAACTAATTCATTCTCAACAACACGGAAATTACCATTCACCATTGCTTTGTGTATGATATGCTGTGATTTAGGATTCAGGTTGTAATAAACGGAAGCGAATGGAGAAGCTTCCATATTTAGCTCATGTGTTTTAGTAGATAGGTTGTACTCCATATCACGGATACGTTTTGCCATCTTCGGTGCCATAGTCTGCACCCGTGTATAAAGATTTCCCAAAGCTTCATCTAGCTGTACAGTCACCCAATCTTTTCTACTTGCATCCCTCTCAGGCGTATTATACAATCCACTATACTGCTCCCTATGTTTCCGTATTGCTTTGTTTCTGTTTGCAGCTAAACGTGGCTTCTTACCAGTAGCATCTACAGCTTCTCTAACACTATCCAATAGACCAGGATAATAATCATCCAACATCTGTTTTGCAGTTGGGCCATCATAACCTTCAATTAGCAGATCATTGAAGCGATGTTCATATTCATCAATAGCCTCAATATGCCTTTCTGTAGCCTTTCTAGCTCGTCTAGCGGCTAGTCTGTTTAAGCCCAAACTAGCACCACCGCCAACCAAACCCCCTAACATTGCATTAGCGGCTCTGGACTCTCCCTTTGATTTATCAACATATCCGAGAGAACCTATAACAGCGCCCTCTCCCATACCGTACAGCAAAGCTTTTCCAGCACCTTTAAGAAAGATACCACCAGGAGCACCAACAACTACAGGATCAATTACATTCCCAACAAGATCAGCAGCTACTGCATGTTTCCCAAGATCTTCATCCATTGTAAGAGCATCAAAAAACCTCTCCTCATCCTTCATTTCTTCTATATCAATACCAGCAAGCTGTTTAATACCACGGTAAGCATTGGTTATGCCGTGGCCCAAACCAATCATATCAGTTGCTAGCTTCCCGGTCCACCCATCTGGGTCAACCTTCATACCTAATATAGTATCAGGAAGTTGGTCTTTTGGGTTAAACCACTTCGGAACATGGGGAATATTTTCAGCTGTTTCAAAATCCTCATCAGAAAAAACAAGGTCATTTGTAGACCCAACCTGAGGATTTTCCATAGACACATCTTCAGACTCCAACTGATCAAGTTCAGCAAAAGCAGAAGTGAGGTCTAATGGCTGATTGTTCATCGAATATTAACTCTCTGTACTACACTATTAGGATGTTTTGGGTCGTATACAATAAACTCACCATCAACATTCCCGGGTCTTGCAGCCAACTCACCAGACCTAACCCTATTTCTTGTTTCTACTGGTAGGGCTCTTAAAAAGAGAACACTATCAGAAACAGCCCCCTGAGGCTGAGGCTGTGGTTGTGATATATTAGTGGGTTTTTTGATAGTTGGATTACCACTACCACCACCAACATTACTGCCCTGCCTTATAACACTGGAAGACTGCCCAATACCACCAGTTGAAATAGTATCAGAAGAGAACCAAGAACTAGAAGGCTCAATCTCTATCTGTATGAGAGCATCATTGACAGCCGCCCTCCACCTATCTCTTGGTGACATTTGGGGAGAAGAGACTCTGGAAGTCTCATAGTTCTCAATAACACTGTTCAATACCGCACCGTATTTAGAATTCTTTTTATCCTTCTTAGTCTTGTCAAAGAAATTCCTACGCTCTGATTTTAGATCACGAAGCTTACGGATAAGTTCACTATTCCCCTCTGTCTCTGCCACATCTAGGGCATCTTGGATCATTCCATTTATTTCTGCATCAGCCGGTTCTGCCAAGTCTTTATAATTAACAACAGGAGCAGCACCACTTTTGGTGGTTACCACCTGGTAGCGTTGGTGGTCCCTTAAGAGCAAGTCAGCATTAGGGTCACCCTTTCGGAGATTAAACTCAGCACCACTCACCTTATCCTGGATGGTAATAAAGTCTGATTTTAGTAGAGATGCTTGACGAGTCTTATCATACCCATCCTGAATCTCTTTCGGTACATCCTTGCCTTGAGACGAGTACCATACAATCGCGCTTTCAAAATCCTTGAATTCCGGCATAGCCTTAGCTGTACCAGTAAAAGCCGGAAGCTGATGGAATTCTTTTATCTGCCCATCAATGTTTCCACGTTCATACGGTATGCGGACACTATCCTCATCAAACCCAATCATCTTCCGCATATTTTCAAAATGAGGGGATCTCTTATTAAACCCACGATAGTTATCCATATTGGGTTTTTCACGAGGCTTAAAGTTTTCTACAAACTGTTGTCCATATTGATTAGCATATTCATCAGCTTCCTTCTTATTTGCCAAGTAATCAACACCGTATGCTTTAGCAATATGTGGGGCTAAAAGACCAGAAGCCTGCATCCTTTGCATATCTTCATACCGAGTTTGCTCTTTCTGCCATTCTTCTTTAGCAGAAGCATACTCTTCCAGCTGGATCTTCTGATTCAACTCTTGCCATTTCCGCTCTTGCTCATTTGCTTCTTTAGCAAAACCAGAAACAAATGCTAACCCTAGATTAGCCATTACATCATCCCCTCAGGCATTGGCATAGGCTCTTCTACTTCTTCTTCTGGGGACATTAACCCCATAGGAGTATCACCCTTAAACTCTCTCTTTATTCTGGGGTTCTTACGTTCTTCCATCAATGCATTAAGTGAAGGTATGTCTCTACTATAAATGAAGTCTACATTACCCTTGTATGCAAGCCACATAATCATAAAGACTACTGGCTCTATTAGCTGCAAGAGGAGGTCATAGTTCCATTTACCCTCACTGAACCCAGCAAATACCAATACCTGTGCTATGTCGGACACTGGTACATCCTTTCTAAGGAGTCTATATAGCTCCTTAATACCCCGTTGAGAAGAAAGCTTCTCCCAGAGATAATCTTTGGCTTTGAAGAAATCTGTATGCTCTGGGGGCCTCTCAAAGGGAAGCCTCTTGTTAGGATCAGAGGTTAATGATTCTCCAGGAATAGGATGATCATTTATCCAATCTATCGGTTTCATTACGCCATCAATCCTCTATAATTGGCTGTAGTATTGATTCGGGCAGCATATCTATCCATGATGTTTTCCCAGTTCATCTGCTGTTGTTTAATAGCTTCATACATCGGCTTTGCATATTGAGCTAAAAGGTTTTCATTGAACTGCCCACCAACACCACGAAGACTTTTCTGATTTCCCAAAAGTTGGTTAATAGCTGGAGTAGTTGGTGTAGAAGCCCCCTGAGTGACTGCCATACCACTATCTCCACCACCGCCCTTCTTATTCTTTGCATCTTTCATAGGGTTGTATGGTTCATATAGATTGGTATCTACCACATTCTTAGAGATCGGGCTACTATTTTTAAGTGCTTCCGCTTTGAGATCATTGAACTGTTTCGCCTGTGTATTGGGGAGAGGCCCCCACTCCATCTGAAGTTCTTCTTCAAGGGAGAGTTGATCTACAGGAGAATAGTTATTGGATAGAGCCTTAGGATCTGTTAGTTTCCCAAGAGCTTCGTATTGTCTCAAGATACTATCTTTCTTTGTATAATCAACATTCTTTAATGCTGGACTAGAACTCTGAATTGCACCTTCCTTGAAAAATTCATTTGCTTGATCTTTTGCTGATAACTGCACATCCCCAAGAGCAGGATCATAAGTAGGACTGAATTCATTAGAGAAAGCTTTTTTGCCTAACATGCTATTCAGTGTCTTATTAGACTTAATAGAAGCGTCTATACCACTTGCGGCTATATCAGCCCCACTTAGGTTAGCATCATATGTATTCATCAGATCATCTGGATCTAAAACAACCTGACCACTATCAATGATACCGCCAAGACCACCCTCAGACACCCCCTTAAACATCCCCAAGACACCATCTTTTCCTAGAAGATCAAGAGCCCCCTCCATCATCTTAGCAGGTCCATCGAAGATGATATTACCTAACCCACTACCAACTGAATGAATCCCCTTTAAGACATTCCCAAGAACACCTTCCAGTCCACCCTTACTGGCCATACCCGCAGCAGCCTCTCCAAAGCCACTCCAAGCCTCTCCAACACCAGAGGCTAGGCTAGGCATCACCATACCCATCCCAATGCCTATAAGAGCTTTTACGGGGTCATCAAACAGGCTGTCCAATCCACCCCCCAGTGCAGCACCTACAACTGTTGAGGCGATGCCACCTATAATAGCAGCACCGATCCCGCTACCAACAGCACTAGCAACACCAGCACCAACAACTGCACCAATGACAGGTGGCATTATTCTTCCTCCTCTCCAACATCTTTTTCTATGATGTAGCCAACCACCTTAACACCATGGCGTCTACTCCAAGCCCCCGGGTTTCGTTTAGTGGAACCACGGATCTTCTTAATTCCTAATCTCCTAGCATCTTCTTCCATAACATTGAACCAATGCTTACCATCACCATAAATAGCCAAAACTACTATATGACCATTCTCTATATTGTATAAGACGAATCCTTTGTCTTTATCCTCATAGATTCTATCTGCAAGTGGGAATGGAAAAGGATCGGGGTCACTTCTCCTAATAAAGTCTTGCCATTTATCGTAGGGGATCATCAGCTACTAGAAGACCCCAAACCGAACAGATTGAATGCATACCTACCTATTTCAGCGACAGCATTGAACTCCTGTCCGCTTTGCATAGTCTCATTTGTGAGAGCAGCCATTGCCAGCTTAGTAGCCCTCTCCTCAGAGTTCTCACTCCCCATCCACGCCCAATAAGCATTATCTCTAGCTTCCTGCCACAGACTAGTCAATGCCTGATTAGAGAGATTGAACTTGTTGATAGCATTTGCTTGGTTGACAGCATTCTGTCCAGAAGTATTAACTTGATTTATCTGCCGCCTCCACTCAACATTACTCTGTTCAATAGCAGCAGAGAGTTGTGAGTTAAACTGCTGTTGTTGGAATATCAGATTCTTATTAAACTTCTCAAGATCAGCATGTAGCTGTGAGTTGAATTGAGAGATTGCAGTGGCCCTAGTAGCATTATCAATACTCACTTGTGTAGCCATTTGAGCATTGAACTGCGATACCTGCTGCTCATTAGCTGCATTGAACTGTGCTGCTGCATTGATAGCTGCTTGGTCAGATAATATGGCATTAGTACGAGTTTGATGATTTATCTGAGCACTTATCATCTCACTCTCCATATTCTTGAAATCCATTTGGAGAAATGCTTGTGCATTCGCAATCTGAGCCTGCTGTGCGAAGGTAGCATTCTGCATGTCCATGTTTGCTATGTTAGCAGCATTAAACAAATCAACCTTCAGTTCATTGTCAAGATTAGTGAGCCAAGCCTCCTTATAAGCATTAGCATCATTCTGTGCAATTTGTAGGGCACTACCTATAACAGCGTTGTAGAGGGCATCCCGAGCTACGGTGGAACGACCAACACCCCTATCTGCTAACTGAGCATTAGCCATATCAACTGCTGGCTCTGCCCATGCGGGGATTTCTGTGCTATCTCCTGGAAGTAATTCTGCTAACTGACCACGGATAGTAGCCCTCTGTTCCAGCTCTCTCCAGTCATAGTTGACAGTAGCTGCATCACTAATTTCACCTGTAATAGGATCTCGGATAAGGGATTCATCTGACAACCTACCAACTACTGTAGCCAAATCTGGCATGAGGCTAGCAACAGTTTCAGCTCCATATTTAGCAGCTACAGCCTCATAGGCTTGGGCTAAGGCTACGGTAGCAGGATCACCATTAGCACCAGCAACACCCTGAATTCGATAGGAGGTGCCATTCAATGAGCCGGTCATAAACTCATTGGCTTTCACCTGCATTTCCTGAAATATCTGCTCTGCCCCCTCAGGAAGATTGGGGTTAGTCATCATGTTATTCAGATAGCTTCTAAGAGCATCTGCTTGTGCTTTTTGCTCTGGGGTTAATCCTGCATCTTTATTAATAACCCCAGTACCATCCCCAGCACCGTTACCACCACTTCCACCGCTGGAAACAAACCCCCCTACAGTGAATAGGGTTTTTGCCATACCAGGATCATCACCAGCAAGAGTCCCAAGGTAACGATCATAGGCTTTCTGTATAGCTTCTTCTTCACTACCGGCTACAATAGTGTAAGAACCACCAGGAAAGTTTATCTCATACGTTCCGTAGGTGGAAGTGGTATTGCCATCAGTGTTCCCATTGGTATTACCACCAGTGGGGGTCTTATTATTATTATTATTACCGTCAGTAGTCTGAATGTCTCCCCAACTTACCTGAGAGGGGTCTACCTTACTAATATTCCAAGTTCTCGGATCAGGCCAAGTATCATATCCCTTAGCAATTAACTGGAAAGCTGTGGAGGGGGTTGCACCGTAGGCATAGTTAACTTTGCCAGCAGCATCCACCATCTTCCATATCTGCCCCTCCTGAGGATCACCTAGTACGCCTGGGGTGGGAGTAGTGTAGTTAGACGGGGGGATAGCATCCCTCTCCAACGTCCACTCCTGAGCGTTAGGCCACTCCTTACCAACCTCCTTATAAAAGAGGTTAGCTATGTATTGAAAGGCTTCCTTCGGAGTATTACCATAGGCATAGTAAGTAATACCATCTGGGCTGGTCATACCCCAGACTGTATCACCGCCACTGCCACCAGCATTGAAGATACCATCGACTGACTGAGTAGCTCCAGTGGCTGTATTGGTACTAGCTGCTTTAGCAGTATCAACTACCCCAGCCGCGTTATCGGCAGTTGTAGCAGGATTCGGATTGCTCCCCTCCCCACCATAAGTTTGCATGGGGGCATTGGCTTCTTTATAGACTGAATTATAGTCTACACCGAATGCTTCAGCCTGCTTTAGCCCATAGTCTTTAGCCCACTGATCATAGCCACCATCATAGTAGCTGTTCAGATAATCCTGATAGCCGTGAAACTGGTTGCTCTGCCCATTCTCTACCAGCCAGTTCCATCCCTCCAGACCAGGAGCAACCTTACCTGTGCCTGGAATGATACCAGTTGCATCTGGAACACGGGACGCACCCCATCCTTCCTGTATTGAAGTGTTAAGGCCAGAGCTACCCCAAGGCACCGTACCATCGGGATAGTTTTCTTTATCGCGGGTTAAGCCAAGGGTTCCATCCGAGTAAGTAGCAAGCTTCATACCTTCAGGGATGGTAGCCGGATCTATACTACCAGCAGTTAGATTGTCGGGTATTGTAAAGTTTTCAGTGGGGGGACGGGCCTGCCCAGATAAGACTGCATACAACTCATCAGCGGAAGCACTCTGTCTCCACTTCCCAGTACCGATGTTCCTTTCCGCAGCCATAGTGCGGAGCATACCTTCCCCAAGAGGACCACTATATGTAGGGGCGGTTGTTCCAGAAGAAGTAGTAGTAGTAGTGGACGAAGAGGTTGATCGCGGTTGAGAAGTTGATCGCGGTTGAGAAGTTGATCGCGGTTGAGAACTGGATAGTGAAGTAGTACCAGCATCTGCAACACTACCACCCCCACTACCAGACAATTGCTGGTTAACAGCAGACTTCAGAGCATCCAGGTTAGAAGCGTCTTGTCTCCAAGCACCATTACCAATACCAAGTTCTACAGCTAGCTGTTTGTACTGGTTGTCGCTGTAGGTCGGCGCGCTGCCGGCGCTCGCCGCCTTCTGCGCCTGGGTCAGCAGGTAATTCTGGCTCGCGGCTTTCATACTGTCTAATAGGCCCATGTCAGTGCCTCACTTATGGGGTGAATATTTCAGTGATCCGCGCCGCAGTCAGCACGGTCTGCCCCGTCCCGACCGGCGCGATGGACAGCAGATAATCGCGCATTGTGATCGCAGTTACGCTTTCCAGATTGATCGTGTCGCGCATCTTCAGGTTTTCCAGCATCGTGTCCACCGTGTCATCGGTTCTCGATGCCTTTTTCAGCGCGATCTGCTCATTAAGTTCAAGACGGTCGAGAAAGTCGCCAACGCTCATGCGCGGATTCGGTGGCGGTGGAACTGGAGCGGGGGGTATGAAGTCCGTGCCATCGTAGGTATCGCCAATGTTTCCCCTGTCTGTCTGCACATGATCAGGGAAATCTGCAGCCTTCCCAACAATTACGTTAGTGACTTTGCCATCAACAATTTGTGCCAGTCGCGCCATGTCTGTTACTCCGCACTCTGGTAATACACGATGCCGTATCCGGCAGCCCCAGCAGCCCCATTGTTTGCACCGTCTGCGCCGCCGCCGCCGCCGCCATATCCGCTTGCGGGGCTAGAGCCATGCGCACTTGTGGAGGTAGCTCCGGCACCGCCTGGGCCAAGAATTGATGCGCCCCCGCCGGATCCGCTAAACGCACCGTAATAGGCCCCGCCTGCATACTCACAACGCGCTTCCCCTGCGGAGCAATAGTGTCCGCTTGTAGAATTTCCAGCTTGACCCCCTGCCCCACCCGGATAGAAACTGCCCCCGCCTACAGATGGGCCTTGTTGTGAACCACTGTTGCCCGTGTTGATAGTGGCGAAACCACCGCCACCCGCGCCGCTCCCCTTGCCTCCTGGTGCTGCCAGTGACCCGAATATCGTGTTACCGCCGTCACCACCCGGCCCGAATGCCCCGGTATTGCCATTCCCGCCTGCGCCAATAGAGACAGACACCGTTCCGCCAGCAGGGACTGCGACAGGATGGAACATATAGGCTCCGCCGCCGCCGCCACCATTACCGCCATCACCACCGACTCCGCCACCGCCACCGCCTCCAACAAGGGTGACAAAGACCACATGAACATCTGACGGAACATTCCAGGTGCCGCTTGACAGCACTTCGGATTTCCACGGCAGACCGCCGCCCACCAAGGCCGATAAATTAGCCATCAGATATACCACCCATCAGTTGTATCATAGACAAGGTTCAGTTCAACGTGGGGAAGGTCGATAACCAAAGTCGTCCCACCCGACTGGCCTGCAATGACATTGCTCCCTTGCGGGTTCAGGGTGACGGTGTAGGTAGGAGATGTACTTGCTTCTGTTTTCACTTTAATATTCATTCCTCCAGTAGGAGATGCAGGGAGTGCTATAGTAAAAGCCCCACCACCTGGGTCACACAGCAACTGGTCTCCATCAACAGCAGTATATGCCCCTGTCTTTCTGGTCCAAGAACCTCCACTAGAAGCGTCTACATACGCTTTAATGGACTCACTGCTAGCTACAGACGTTGCTGATGCTGTAGCCATTGTATCATCATCTATGAAAGCTGTCAGACCATCAAGATGATTTAACTCAGCAGCAGTTACAGTGAGTCCTAGATTGGATAGGGCAGTAGCTGCATCAGAAGCTCCAGTACCACCGTTGGCTACAGCCAGATCAGTACCAGACCAATTCCCGTTGTTAACTGTTACATCTGCCGGGAGAGCACCAGCACCTATATCCCCCACCTGAATAGCATCATCTGGGAGGGAGATGGAAGTATTTATGGTGAGAGCATCAATTGAAGCAGTGTCAATATTAGCAGTGCCATCAATATATAAATCCTTGAACTCTTTGCTAGCACTGCCCAAATCAATATCATTGTCAGTAGTAGGCTCAATCACTCCATCCTTAACTATGAACTGCTCTACAGACGCAGAAGATACGTTAATACAGAACTCCAGTTCATTGTTACCAGAGTCTACATTGATTTTGTTATAGAAGCTACTATCACCAATCTTCCCTACTGGTTGCCCCTCTCCAGCAGATCCATCATGAGTGTGCCCAGATGATTCATCAAAGGCTGTATCAATAGCTGCATACTCAGTATTGAAGTCTGAGGCATTGATAGTTTCCCCACTACTCTTATTGTAGGATCTTTCATAGCCAGCCATTATTGAATTCCACCCTCATAGTATAATACCAAATAACTCTGTATTGAGAAGGGGGCATCCCCTAAATCATAGAACATAAATTTATTACTGTATCCAGCACCATTAATTAGGATACGTCTTTCCAAATCAGTAACACCTACATATGTTGCTGTGTTGTACACTGCCGTACCATACAAGGATAATCCAGTAGAAGCATCCACTGTAAAATCTAGTGGTTGGTGTGTGCTAGCCGTATCCTCAAAGTTGTAGCGGAGACGTAGTTTCAGATTCTCAACAACACCCTCAACCTCAGCAGATAGTTTGAGCCAATGCGGTGTTTTCCTAACCGCTAAACTACCGTAGTTGATCTCTGGACTTTGGTAAGTAGACGTGATTGCGATTCCATTGAAGTCATCTCCAGTATCATGATTATATACATATCCATCATATCCACCATGATACACCTTCTCCAAACTACTATTGATAGTGGAGGAGCAGCAGGATAGAGGTATCCCCTCCACCTCACTCCACTCCCACCTCACACCTTGAGGGGATAGCTTATACGTTCCAATGATCCCCTTCTGTGCATCGTCGGAGTATCCACTATTAGTATAGTACAAGCGGTATTGATTCTTCTCCCTAATCACGCAGGACGATATATAGTAGCTATTGATTGAAGAAACTAATGCTTCTACCAATGGATCAATCTCTCTTGATATTGCACTAAGCTCCACATCGTCTATCTGAGCAGTACCTTGCAGGGTGCGTATTCCATCGACGGAGAGGAATACTAGATCACCACCAACTTCCTGCATGGAGAAACCATCTATACATCCCACATTAGAAGCTATACTTTGCACTGATGGAGTGCTATTGATACCAACTAACTCAGCTATAGACTTCTGTCCAAAGACAAATAACCGATCTTTCCAATGCTTAATTGCTTTGATCTTATCAGTAAACTTATTACTACCTGAGTTGCCGCCAGTAAAAGTGACTGGATCAAATACATCACTCCAATATACAGTCTCCTTATTAGTGCTATCCCCACCTAGGAGGACATGATCCTTATAAACTTCTACCCACTGTGGAGCAGATGGAGCACCATATGTTGCATTGTCTATCTCTCGATAGTAGTAGAGGCGACTGCCCCCAGTTCCAGTGATCTTGAGATAGGCCATCTCATTAACACCATCACAAAGCAGTAATTCTCCATACTCCGTATTCCCTTCATACACTGCCGCCTGCATTCTGCCCTGAGTAGCTCTAGGCAGCTCTGTATAAAGGGAGGGATCAGCTCTACCACTTCCACTGTTCCACGTATCTGTATTTACCTGTACCCACGTTGTTCCGTCTGTGGAGAAGTACACCCCGTCATTAACACAAGCAACTACACCATCTGCGTAGGAAACAATACCTAATATTTCATTACTACTATCAGGTTGAGCAGTGCCAAACTTCGTGTAGCCATTTATACGCCTATACCCACCATTCTGAGAAGACTCAAAGTTCTTGAGAATCGTAGCATATCCAGGCTGCTCAAACAGCTCGGCAGTAGTGGCTACTAGGTTTAAGCCACCTGCACAAGAGATCTGCAATGCTTGAGGTTGTCCCACTTCCCTTAAAAACTCTTTTGATAAAGTCTATTACTACCAAAACTCTCAGTCTGGTAGTGTGTATCAAATTCAATCACCCGTGCAGATGCACCGTAGGTATCTTCACTAACATCCCTAGTCAACCGATATAGGAGACAATGACTAATCTTATACCCCTCCATGTCAATCTCATCAAAACCAGTGATTAAGTGCTCATTTGCCGTATTATTGTCTGGAGTACCAGTAGCAGTGGTAGTATATGTCCCTAAATCTGTCCAACTACCATCCAACACACCACCTATGGGCCAATGCTTAACCTCTAACTTCCATGCTACAGTACCACTAGCTGATGTAGTTTTACACCAGTGTAGGTGTGGAGATAACTCAGACCCCTCCTTCCACGCATGTGGTATCTGTTGCAGTATCATAACAACATTGTCCTGGTTAGAGGCGAAATCTAGTAAACCCGTAGCCTGATCTCTAGTTGGATCAGAGGCTCCTCCAGGAGGATTAACTGCCGTGGCAGGACTCCTCATGTCATCCCAACCTGGAAATCGGGTTACGAGGAACTCAGAATATCCAATCCCTCTAGACATCAGATATTCCTTATAGTACCAGCTCTAAACTCCCTCTTAGCCTTATCATCTATAAGCTGTTCACGCATCCTACGATTTCCCTTCTTCCAATCTTCCTGAGCAAGCAAACTCCTATCTTTATTCTCCTTAAATGCCCATGCATAATATCGTACACGGGGGATCAATACACTCTGAACATATTGCTCTTGAAATGGAAATGTATCATTGTAATTAACTACAGGAGACATCTGGTTCCATGCATAAAAATAAACCCTATACACCTTATCAGGGATAGGGGAGAGTCCAAAATATCTTCCATCAGGGTTTCGTATTACTCTCTGAGGCTGTCCTCTTGTTTGATCCTCAGCCTCATCTTTAGCTTCTGTACTTGCATAATGCATCTTCCACTTCTCAAGCGATACAGGAGCTAAACTATCTACAGTATATGGGGATACTTCCCCATCAACACCCTCAGTAGTAAGAGTAAACTTTTCCCAATCAACATACCCGTAATCGTCATCAACGCCAGTGGAAGCACTATTAAGTAGATACCACCTAGTTCCAGCAACTGTTTCAATGTATGTATTCCCCAAGTAGGGATCAGTGGATGTAGAAACAGCTAGAAAGGGCCACTGATAGTGCTCTTGATTTATATCATATAGAGCCCGATTGACAGCATTTTTAATAAATTCTTGGATGTTTACAGCATTGGAAAAAGTGGACGAAGTAAGTTTCACCTCGTTTAATTCAACAAGGATATTATTTACAACATCCATATAGGTTGATGTACTCATTTTTCCTCAGCTGGAAACAAAACTTCTTGCAGTTGTGCAACAATAACATCATCAAGACTATTATCAGTTCGCTTTGCAAGTTCGACAGCGAGAGTAAGAAGAAGTTTCTTAGCTGCCAATGTAGAGAGAACAGAAAGTAACCAAGAGTACATTTCTAAACTCCTAAGGCGGGTGGAGGGGGTTGCCCCCCTCCGGTTACACGTTAGTCAATCGTGTAGTAAGCGACAACAGCGGCGTTGTCTCGAAGCATCTTACGGCCATACGCATGAAGACCACGAACGATGTCGCGGAAAGTAGCGGTGGAACGAAGAGTTTCGATGGTCATGAGTTGCTCAGCAGAAGCACAAGCACTCATGTGACCGGCCATACACACACCACCAGCATAAGTGGTAGTGGGCAGGTTGTTGGAAACGTACATGGAGAAACCACGCACCTTACCATCCTGCACCAGACCGTTGCGGAGGCTACCCATACCCGCATTGTAGTCAGTGGTCATGAGCTTGGAGCTGGTAGAAGCCAGAACTTCATACCAATCGGGAGAAGCCACAAACCAACGACCTTCAGAGGGTACATTCTGCTGGTCAAGCAGACGAGCCATACGAGCCATGACAGTCAGAGGATCGTATTCGGCACTACCAAAGCCGACATCAATCGCACCAGTGATGGACTCAAGAGCCGTACCAGTACCAGTCGGACCTGCGGGGGAAGCATCAGCACCCAGAATATGATCGGGTGAAGAAGCAGACACTGCCCCAATCATGTAGTCCAGCACCTCTGCATCCATCGCATTCTTCAGCTGATAACCAGCATTGTCAGCAGCGATTTCCTGCCAGTTCACATGAGAGAACTTCTTCTCCAGGTCATCTTCCTCAAACTGGAAGTAGTTAGCCTGATCAACCACCAGCTGAAGCTCCTGGTCAGTCAGATCAGTCGAAGACAGAGAAGTAGTACCACGCAGGTACTGACTCACGGAAATCGTGGGCTCTTTGATGATATTTACCGTATCACCAAAAGAGGCAATCTCACCCATATAGTCGGTGTTAGTGATCGCCTGACATACTGCAGAATTACGGAAAGCAATCTGCACCTTCTTCGAGAAGATCTCGGGAAGGAAATAGGCATTGGTTTGACCAGCTGTATCTGTGTCAAAGTTCCAATTGGCAGTCGGGTTTTGCCATGCAGTGTTAGCCATTTTTTATCACCTCAAATTAATTTGGCCTAACCCTACCCTCAACAAATGCCTTATCAATATCCTCTCGATATTTTTCGTATTCTTTGATAGACATCTTTTTAATTTCGGATTGAGTCCAGACCTTTTCGTTACCAGCAGATGCAGTTTCAACAGCACCTTTAGTTTTCACTGTATCGGCATTGTGTGCATCTCTAGTGCCCTTAGTATTAGCAGATTGGCTACGCTGGTATTCGCTCTTAAACAGATCAATTGCCCGAGCAGCTAACTTTGCATCAACCCTTTTGAAGAGCCATTCTTGAATTTCAGCAGGCTGATTCTCTGCCCAATTCTGAAACTCTTGACTATTCTTAATTGCCTCAAAGTCTGGATGATACTTCTTCAATTCAGCAAAAGCGGCTGAACGAAGATTATCCTCTCTCACCTTCTTAAGGCTCTTAATCTCTTCTTGAAGAGTTTTCAGCTCATTGCTCACTCTATTGTGGGCTACAGTTTCGGCAACCGCATAGATGTCTGGATTATCCTCACGAAACCTTTCAAGCTCTTCAGCAGTCTTGGGTGGCGTATAACGCGGCCTCGACTCTGCTATCTGACTCTCTAGTTCCTTAATCCTATCTTCACGACTGTTGATCTCTTTAGACGCCCACGAACGATGATCTGAATATCGCTTTTCCCAATCAACTTTTGTGTACTTTTGCGATTCGCCAGAAGGCTCCCCTTCAGGTTCTTGGGTATCTTTAGAAGGTTGACCACTAGTATCCACAACAGTGGGAGCGGTCTCTTTCTTAAGGGCCACAGCTCGCATAAGTCCTTGTTCTTCCATATCTGCCATTTTTAATCCCCTTTAACTAAGGCTCACGAAACGTGAGGTGGTTAGCCAGCTAGCATCTTCTTCAGTGCAACAGGGCCTGTAATCAGGGTAGCTGTGCTTTTAGCAAACCTTGTAGAGTCCAGATGAATTTAATCTTTCCCCTAAGCTCGTCTGCATTTTGTTTATCACTCACAAGTGTCTTGAGGCTATTCCTCTCTAGGAGGTCAAGGTATTCAGTGAACACTACTTTGTGAGCTTGTAAAGCTTTTGCAGCATTAATTTCAATTTTATTTTCCATGCTACCCCTATATTATACCATATTGAGGAATAAAAGTCAAGCCCCTTCTGGCATCTGATCATTTCCTGCAAACTCTTCCATACCCGGCTGTGCTGCATTCCCTGGAGCAATAGTTCCATCTCCCGTCCCAGTAGAACCACCAAGCATCCCAGCAGGGCCACCCCCACCCCCCATCATCTGGTTCTGCATTCCCACTATCTGAGCCTGTTGAGCAGCCATATCCATATTGTTTAGCACCCTATCAACATCCAGGTCAAGAGACTCTGCAATACCAGAAATGAGATAGGAGACGTTCACCATTGGCCCAATCTGGGGGTTAGAAGCAAGCTGGAGGAATGTCATCAACCTCTGACTCCTCACTTCCTTTTGAACAAGAGACTGTGTTCCTGTAGCTTTAATTTCCAAATCACCAACTACATCCAAATCTCCCTCATAGAACTGCATATTCCAATAGAACATATATTTGGCTAGTGGTTCCAACAGAGCATCATCAATATTCTTTACAGCGGTTTTGATGTTGAGATTGGCAGCTGACATCAGCATGGACATACCAGAAGCTGTCCGTGTCATGCCAGTAACACCTGTGTAGCCATGTGAGTAGGATGGAATGCCGGTTGCCTCATCTGCCAACTGCCGCCACCTATCAAACATCTGCATATTCTCAGGGGCTGTATTGGGGAACTTCAACCCATATATGCTTTGACCGGGGCCACCAGCCTGCCTGACAAACTTCTTACCTGGATAGATTTTGTAATCCTGTCCGGGGACAAGAGAAGCTTCATCAATATCAAATATCAGGTTACCAGCAAGAGCGATGTTATCAACAGCCATGCGGGCATTGCCATTCATCAGGGCCTGCATGTCCTCCATATTTTCAGCAACACCTACACCCCAGATGCTATAGGGGTCTTTCTCATAGTGGTACATCATATACGGAATTCGAACAGGCTGGAATGGATTGAGATTGACACGCAACACCTCACCACCACACACCCATGCATTGATCTGGACATCCATCACCTCCGGATCTCCAGCAAAGTCTACTAGATCTGCATCAAAACTACGAATAGTGTCAACATCCATCATCCCCCAATACTCAAACACTTCCCAACGATTGCTATTATCCTGGATGGTGGAGTCTTCGGCTTGCTTCGTATGCTCAAAATCTCTAGACTGGTAGTTAGGGCCACCCTTAATAGCCTTATCAATATTGTCAGAGTTAAAGTGAGGAGATCGTTTGAGGGCAATCATCTGGGTTTTAGAAAGACGATGACGCTGTATCACCCAATCACATTCCTCAATCGACTGAGCCTCCGGATCTGGATAGAAGTTCCACACAGAAACAAACTCAATCTTGGGAACACGTATTTCCTTTTGCTGCAAACTCCTCTGTCCACCCTCAGATGTCCAACTATTGGAGGTTTTATAGTCGTTGAATGGCCCCTTTACAACACCAGTACCAAGGAGACAAGTTTCAAACAAGCTGTTCCTCACCACCTTTGTTGCATCACTCTCTCCCAGCTGATCGAATATCAACTTCTCTAAACGACGGGCCTTTACGTCTAATTCGTCTTCTAAGGGCTTCTCAGGCGTCGGGGGCATGGGGGTAGGCCCTGGCATAGGGGGCATCCCCGGAATGGCTCCTGGAGCCTCCTGTGGCCCCTGAGGGGGTGTTTGCTTACGGGCCTGTGACATTACATCGAATCCAGCCCCTTTTGGAACCTCCATTCCATCTCCACTATACCCCACATCAAATGGAAGAGAAGTTTCTCCTTCCCCCATAACGTCCTCCATCCCAAAATCAACAGGAGGAGCAGACTGGGAGGACGTGGTGGGAACAGGAGTGCGTTTAATGCTGATGGGGAGCTTACCAGCAGAGAACAACAAATCTATTAGCTGTCCATATGCGGCCAACACCTTGGTCTTTGTAATCTTAACAAACACCTTACTCTTCTCTTCATCCGTGAATCGAACATCCTTATAATACTGACCACGATAGTTATGGTAGGATTTAGACCACCTATTTTCCCTTGATGTACGATTTATTTCTGCCCTGCTAAATTTGTGGTGGACATCAGCCACCAAAGCATTCTTAAACTCTACAGCAATTTCTTTCTCATCAGATGATAACATATCAATACCCAATTAAAGGATCGGCTGGAATATAATCATTGTATGACACCTGCTTCTTTGCAAAGAGGAGCCAATCGTCCACTGTACGCTGTCTAGGCTCTTTCATACACATATACCGTAGGGCATCGTATGCATGATCATCAGCATGTGTATCTACATCTTCTGGATCATTATCCTTAAGGGGGATGGTGGAGAGTTCACGGATGAGATTGTGACAGGTGGAGAAGATTTGAACACCAGGTCTGTCCTTATTCCGGGTGGATAGTCTCTCATGTATCTGTACCTTTCCAGCCTTCCTATCCTTATTAGCAGGTATGAGTTTCAAACCAACAGAATTCAAAGCCTGCCCTATTGTATTCTGAAACCCCACCTTATTAAATACAGCTGTATCTACCACCCCTCCCATAGGGGGGTCTTCTTTCTCTGCTTCCGTGATAGCCTCTGCCAGAGCTTCTCCTGTCAACCCCTTCTTATAAAGCTCCCTATAAATAATCAGAGTGCCATCTGTAGGATCTACAGCCCCCCATAGAACACAGGCTGGGGCACTAAACCCATAGTCAACCCCCCTGAAATGCTTCCATACACGGGGGATACGATAGGGCTCTATAACGTGGATAGCTTTCTCGAACTCAGGAAAAGCCTGTCCTTCCAGAATATCCCAGTCACCCTCAAGGAGTCTTCTCCTTTCTATCTCAGGCATACTCTGTAGGGTGGCCTCATATCTACCATCCTTCCACAGTATGGGGTTGTCAGCTAGGGCTGCTGGAATAAAGCGTCTAGTGAGGGGTCGTCCAAATCTATCCTTGTTGAACACAAAAGCTTGTCCCCAAGGAGCCTTATCTATATACCTCTCCTTCACCCAAACGTGACCGGGTCCACCGGGGTTGGTGGTGGCTCTCATTGCTAAGTGGGGGAGGAGATCGGGGTCTGTAGTACGAAGACGGGTGAATAGATAGTTCCAGGGGAATTCTGTTGGGAGCTGTGTAAGCTCATCAAATCCTATCCAAGTGAACTCCTGCCCCTGATACTGATAGACATCCCCATCCTTTTCCAAATATCCAAATTCTATACGGGCGCCAGAAGGGAACCTCCATAATTTCTCACTCTCCCTCCACACAGCCTTAGGAAATGCCATGGGGTAGAGGTCACGGGCTTTCTCCATAAGCTCACGAAGCTCCTTAAGGGAACGACGAAGAATGAGAGCACGATGTTTCTTATTTGTACAGAGACGTAGGGGGTCAATTATAAGGGCTTCACTCTTACCGGGACCAGCAGCACCCCCGAAGAGAACATCAGTTTCAGAAGCAGAGAGAAATTCAGATTGTTTGGGGAAGGGTTTCCAAGCTACGTTTCTCTTATTTTCCTCATTACGTAAATCATCATAACTCTCATCATCAAGAATGTCTTCACTGGAAACAACCTTCTTCCCTATCTTAATATCTCCAGCCCTATCAAGTCTCCTCTTCGCAAGGGACTTAACCTTCCCATCAGCCCCCAATATTTTTCCACCAGCTGTCTTTTCTAGTTTCTTCTCTAACACCATCTTTAATGTAGGTGGTTGGTGGGGGCCTACATAGTCCACCTTCTGACTACCACTATACCACCTCTGCAACGTGCTGCTTCCTATATCTACCCCATATTCAGCAGAAAGCCATGCACAAGCAGAACGCCTGGACATCCCCTCATCGAGGTGCTTCCGAAGTTGTTCTATTCCCTCGGGGGGGACATTATTAAGCTTCGGAGTACGTGGCATCCTCTATATCACCCTCTATCACTACATCACTCTTGGGAGGAAGAACAAATAAACCAACCTGTCCTGTATGCTCCACTTCCAGTTTCTCCTTCTTAACTATCCCAATCCTATCCAATACAGTTTGAGCAGCTTGTAGTTTGGTGGAAATATTGGGGACAGGCTTATCGCTAATCAATATCTCGTTAATAGCCCCTATAGCACTCCCAGCCTGCTCAACTAACTTCAACTCCAGCATCTCCACCATCTCTTTCTTGAGGGTGCGGATGAGGTCTGGGAGAGCCCCACTGTCTAATTCCATCTCCCTCTTGACAGCCTTAACATCAAAGTCATGCTTGTAATAGAGAGATAGGAAGGTGGCCTGCCGATCAGTGAGAGGTCTCCCCCTCATCCTCTCTAGCTTCCCTCGAAGGTCTAATGGTAGAGTAGAGTTCATGCTATTCAGTTAAGAATCTAAATGATAAGGGGCTACTTAATGCCCCCAGAAGCTAACAGAAGCTTTTTAAGAGGCAAAAGAAACCCATATACCTGGGGAAAACTATATACTATATAGCTTCCTGCATACGCAGCGTCAGCACCAGGGAGACTTGGGCTTTATCAGGCGCTAGAATTGGCACTCTGGGTGCGGAGAGCTAGCTACTCTCACTAGGGATTGTTTTCCCCGAGGTCTCTTAAGTGTTGGAAGACTTTCGTCTTCAGCCTGTTTGGGATACAGGGGTAGTCTCAAACCCCATTTCCGTGTCATATTCCCATCCTCCGGGTATCAGAGGGCCTTTCTCACTCCTTTGTACCCTATATTATACCATAACAGGGGGGCAATGTCAAGCTTTTATGGAGGAGGGAAGTGGCACAAGCAAAAATGGACAAAATGGAGAAGGGGGTACATCCCCCCGCGATGGCCTACCCCCGGCCCCTGCCCCCCGCCCC